AGGTTTTGCCATTACGAAGATGCAAGTTGATAGCATCCTGCATTTTCTGTGACTGCTTTTCAAAATGCACATCAGGAGACTCAGGATAGTTTTTCTCTTCTTCTAATTCTACTTCTTCTTTTACAGGCATTGTAAGTTTAGGACCTGTGTAAGCTATCTTGCCGTCACCCATGTGTCGTGCAGCATTTCCTGTAGCACGATGCGCGGCCAATACTGACTTTACATGTCGAGGATCAACATTAGTGTACTTATAGTTTGCTTCATCGAGTTCTTCTTGTTCTTTGAGCGATGTTAAGTGATACTTAGCAGATTCTTTTGCTGCGTCAAGTGACCTCTCTGATGAGACTTCGTCATCACCAATACGAACTGAATAACCTAAACCACCCATAGAATTCGTCTTTATAATTTTTCCTACCGGTTTGCCCTTGTGATGAATCTGATGACCAGATATTGTTTTCTTGAATGACACTTGTTCATCGAGTTTGACTTCTTCTTTCATGTATTCTTTAACTTTGCCACGAGCACTGCTGCTTAAGGTTTTAAGAAGTTTCATTAGATGAGGTGTATTACCAAACGCCATATGGGATGCAGCTGACAATAGAGGGTGCTTATCAGGATGTTTAGAGTCAAGGCTATTTGCATGAGCTCTAAGGCCTTTATAATTTCCAAAAGGTTCATTTGCTTCGTCAAGATCTATTTCTTCTTTCATTCTATTAGCAAAATCTATTTTTTTACGAACTTGCTTTTCTTTTTCTTTTTTCATTGCTTGAAGAACAGGGCTCGCTTGAACTGCTGCTTTATACCAACTAGGCATACCTGGCTGTGTAGATTCATGAGACATTTTTGTATGACGGTCATGTGCTTCTAAATTATCTTCAATGCTTTGATGAAGACGGTCTGTTTCTTCTCCATGCTTTTTTTTCATTGTTTCTAATTTTTCTTTAGAAGCACCTGAAGATGCGTAAGCTTCTTCTTTCTTTGCATGAGATCTTTTAAGATCAGCTACTTCTGGAAAATCTTTATTTTCATCTAATTCAAAAGATTCATTATTAAGAGTTTTAACAATTACTGAACCATTTTTATGACCGTAACTAAGAAGACGATAACCTTGCTTTGTTAACTCCTTATGATCAGGTGTAGAGGTAATAGCACTCTGAATTTTAGAATTACCAGGAATAGATCTTGAAGATGAACCATTTTTTGGATCATGAAAAAATTCAAGCTTTGTATTAATACGTTTTACAGAAGATTTATCTATAGTATGAGGATCTTTTTCTGGATCTGCTTTACCATATCTTCCAGATACTTCAATATAATGGGTAGGAACTTTTGCTTCATCTAATGTAAATATTTTATTTTTTACATTTTCTTTAATAGAAGTAATAGTTAAATTTTCATTACTTTGGGTCAAGTTTTCATAAACGCGAGTATCTTTCCCGCGTTCATTTTCTTTATTAGCATTTTTAGTTTTATCTTTATTAACATTATCTGCATTGAAAACATCGTCATCACTTGCAGGAACATCTAGTTTATTTTTTTGAATAGTATGCTTGGCGAAAAAACGTTTTTCATCACCGGATTTAGGTTGATACAATTCTGCTATTAAATCTGAAAACTTTTTTGCCATTATACCCTCTTACTTAGCGCCGATTAATTGTTTAAAACTATCGTGACTTTTTGAAAGATTTTTAGTCATATCATCTTTTTGTGCTGTAGTTCTTTGATTGTCAATCATCATAATAGCATCGTGAGCATGTGATGCAGATATCTTTGCTTGTGGGCCGTTGGCAAATGCAATAGAATAATGACTTTCTTTAGCGTCTGGCACTCTATTTAATTGTTTGGCTTTATGAAGTTGATTAAGGAAAGGAGGATTATCTTCTGGATCATCATTATCTTCTGCAGAATCTGACTTCTTTGAAGGCCTGCCTGGACGACGAGCTTCGTCTACGTATTTAGTTTCCTCAGTAGCAGATACTTTCGGTACATTTACACCCAGAGCTTGGCCCCACTTTTTACCAAGAGCTAATTTACGACCAGGGTCTCTCTTCTTGTTTTCTTCTGGTGTACTATAATCTGGATTTGTCTTTTGTAAATATGCAGTTGCTAATTTGCGAGAAATTTCATCAAGTTCTTCAACTTCTTCATTATAAGGTTTATCTTTAGTCATAGCAACAGCAGCTGACTTTTTCATACCACTTGCTTTCATGCGAGCAATTTGAATATCGGCAAAGTCATTATCACCATCTTCATCATGATCTGTCTTTTTGCCTTCTTCCTGAACTTCAGGTGCTATATTAAACATATCAGCCGCTACTTGTGGTTTAAAATTGTCAATTCTATCAACAATTTTATCCGCCATTAATTCGCTGAATGCTGTTTTAAGATTAGTAGCATCTCCGGTTACAGCAAAATTAATAAGATCTTTTAACGATGACATATGGATCTCCTTGAAAAATTAAGTATAATATATTTATATAAAATAAGTTGCAGGGTCTATTTAATTAGGTAGTACTGTCGTCTGAAGGTTCTATTGGAGGTTGTGATGGGTTATCTGTAGGTTCCATTTGAGGCGCCGGAGGATTATAAATCTCGCTAGACATCTCTTCACTAATTAACTCATCCTGTTGTACAATATCATCATCGTCTTGCTTAAATACAGTTCTTCTAATATAATCATTAGAGAAATACTTGCCAACATAAGTTTGCAATCCGTTGGCTAAATCAACACGCTTATTCATTAGCTCTGCATCTTTAATTTCAGTAAAATGATTATCTCTTTGGAAATCAAATTTAATTGTTTTTCTAATAGCATCCCACTCTTCTTGTGACACTATTGCCTTAAGAAGAAGTTGTTTTTCTAATGCTTTTAAAAACAAATCTGCAAATCTATTACGAAGTCTATTAATAAACTTAGCAAACTTTAATTCATCTCTAGAAATTTCTGTTGCAAGAACAAAAGGTGTTTCAGGATCTATTCTAGAAATTGGAACATATAATGACTTATAAAGTTTCTTTTGAAAGTAGAGAACATCCGCAAGTTCACCTAAATTTTGACCAGAGGGCAGTGTTGTAATTTCTGTGCCCTTATTGCCTTCACGGCGAGGTAGCCAATAGTCTTCAAGCATAGACATAAATTTACGATCATCTCTTACTTCTCCTGTAGACTGATCATAAATTAAACGGTTTTTGTGTTTAACCATCATATCTCTAACGTATTGTTCTGCCTTTACCTTAGGCAAATTTCCTACATCAATATAAAATATTCTACGTTCAGGAGCACGAGATATACGGTAAATAACTGTAGCATCTTCTAACACTCTTAATTGATTAAGAGGTCTAATTGCTTTATGAAGATACGAAAGTACAGTTGAATTATTTTGGTCAGTTAGACCGGATGTAGTATGAAGAATTGAATCAGCTGCTATCTTAAATCCAGATGCAGCCATATAATCAGTAGATGTTCCAGCAACAGAACCTGAAAGAAAGCCTTTTTCACTATACATGTAATATTCATTTTTATTAACAGAAAGTGTAAAAGCTTCTTTACGTTTTTTTGTTACTTCGCGAATCTTACGCATTTTACGTGGATCAATATAACGAAGTTCAGTAATACCTAATTTAGGATTTTTTTCATCTATAATAACGTGGTAGTAAATTTTTCCATCAACATACCAGCGTTTAAAAATTTCATAAGCGTGATCGTTAAAATCTAATAAGTCAAGAATATTTTTAAATTCTCTTTCTATTAATTTTTTAACATTATCAGAGACTACACGTACATCGTCTAATATTAATCTTACAATATAATTGTCATCTGATACAATTGCTTCATTAACAATATCATCAATTGCAACTTCAACTTCTGGTTGCATTGACATTTCGCGGTATCTTGAAATTAATTCTGCTTCTGAACGAACAGTTCCTTCTAAGTCTATATAAGTTCCGTACGACCCACCTGCAGCTACTATTACAGCACCATCGTCTTTTACCTCAGGGGAAAAAGATTCTATAGGTGTTTCGTTATCTGATTTTTTAAATTCCCAGCCAAACAGCTTCATTATAATAATACCTTAATAATACTTTATGAAAAAAAGAGCCTAAAATATATAGGAAGGCTCTTTATTAAGATTAAACACCACCAGCATTACCGGTAACACCAGTAAGAATTTGAAATTCATCATACTGAAATGTAACATCAAATGATTCAATGGTATCATTACTTGCCCAGCTCAGTCCTATTGCACCAACTGAGGTTGGAAAAATACCATTAAATTGATATGTTCTTATTACATCACCAGCCTTAGAATACTGAGTAACAGTAGCCTGAGATTTATAAAGTGATGGAGAAGAGCCAAGAGTATTAAGGTTACCTTGAAGTGAGTTAATTGAGTTAACCCAAGATTCAAGTGCATTTCTTACTAGGAAGTCCTCATCGTTCATTACGTTAACAGACCATGCTTCAAATGTTCTATTACCCGCAATTTTAATTTGGCGACCAAAATAAGGAATATTTACCGGTGCAATTGTTGAAGCAGGAAGTGAAGTAGCCTGACATAAGAAAGGCAACTTTAAATCTGCAATTGAATTAACCGGGTTAGTAATAGTAACTTGGAATAGGTTAGGACGAGCCCCGCCTCCTACAAGATTAGATCTAATTTCGTTAATATTAAAAGCCATTATAGTATCCCCCGATTAATTTAGAATTGTCCGATAACTTCTTCAAACTCTACGCCAGTTCGAACAGCTACGAAGTTAAGCTGGATGAAGTTAATAGAGCGCGCTGGCTTAATGTATATATCGCCCCAGAATTCGTTTCTATCTATTCTTTCTGGAGTGTTATTTGTTTCATCACAAATAACCTTAAAGTCATAGATACCACGACGACCTTGTATGTCTCGTAGAAAAGGCTCTATTAGATTACGGAACTGAGCTCTTGTGAATGTATCGTTGAACTCGAATAAGGTAAACTTAGCAGCAGTTGCAATTGCTTTTTCAAGTACAATAAACAATCTACGTACGTTAATTCTATCGAATGCAGAAGGCTTACCAAGTGCAGTCTTATCTCCAAAGAGAATAACACCCTGACCAGGGAAGTTAACAATTGGATTAATATCATTTTTATAAAGATTATCTCTTTGTGCTTTGTTAGGGTTAAATGGAAGCTTAATTACATTCTTAATTTGACCTCTGTTAAAGCCAGCAGGTGAAAACCAAGGATCTCTTACATTATCTGTTCTAACAACTGCACCAGCAACGTCTCCGTTTAGAGGAACGTAAATGTACTGGTCATTATAACGATCGTAAAAATACTTATATCCTGAATCAATCACGGCATATGAAGAACTATGTATACTGTTTCTAAATGATACAACAGAGTCTGATGGTTCTTGAGTA